TCGCGGCGTCTGGCAAGCGGCCATGGAGCAAGGCGATCCGAACGGACCCAAGTACCAGACGAGTTATAACCAATCGCTGAAGACGCTGGTCGCGCTCGAAGAGGAACAGGAACGGCGACTCATCCTAGCTAAGGACTACATCTCGTCGAAGGAAGCAGCCGAAGCCATGCGGGAACTTGCATCGGGCGTGGTCAACCGTCTCGACAAACTCGCCCTCGACGTGGCCGAAGGGTGCAACCCCGAGAACCCTGCCAAGGCCGTGAAGGTGCTCGAGGCTTGGGTACGCCGCGTGAAGGCCGAACTCTCTGCCGTCGATGAACAAGAGTGACCTGCTCCGCATCGGGCGGGACGTGCTCAAGCCTTCTGACTCGGGCGACATCGTCGACTGGCTGGAGGACAATGTGCACGCCATCCCTGACTCCCCGATGCCCGGACCGTTCCGATCGGAGCGCACGCCGTGGATTGCCGAGGCCCTTCGCTTGGCCGCCGACCCCGAGACCAAACTACTGACCATACTCGCCAGCATCCAATCGGGCAAATCTCTCTTCGCCCGTTTGTTCACTTGCCACATCATCGCCAACGCTCCCGGCCCGACGATGGTGCTCCAGGCTACGGACCCAGAGGCCAAGGACTTCGCCCTGCGTTACCTTCGCCCGGTGTGGGCCAACTGCCCGCCGGTCAAGGCCCGCATCTCGCTCGACGACATGGACCGCTCGACGACGACGGACTTCGACCGCATGACGCTTTACTGTCGCGGCATCTGGAACGAGGCAAACCTTCAGCGTCTCTCGCTTCGGTACACGATTGCCGACGAGTGTTGGATGTCCCCGCCCGGTCACCTTGCAGAATTAAGCGCGCGCGTCACAGCGTTCGGCTGGATGGGCAAACGCATCTTTATGTCCCAGGGTGGCAAGGCGGGTCAGGAGTTTCATCAGCTGCACGAGACGACCGACCAACGTGACTGGAACTTTCGCTGTCCGAAGTGCGACCACCTTCAGCCCTGGGTGTGGGAGCAGATCAGGTTCCCCGAGGACGCCAAGGTCAGCGGGTCGTGGGACTTGCACAAGGTCAACGCCGGCACGACCTACGAGTGCGCGTCTTGCCGCACCTTGCTCCCTGACACGAACGCCACGCGCATCGAGGCCAACTCCCGCGGCACGTTTATCGCTACGGCTTCCTCCATCAACGCAGGTCACATCGGCCTGCACTGGAACGCCCTTGCGACGATGAGCTGGGGCGAACTGGGCGTCTTGATGCTCAAGGCCAAGGAGTCGGTCGACCAGTACGGCGACGAAAACGCTCGGATGCAATTCAAGCAGAAGAGGCTGGCGATGGCATGGTCCGAGGAGGGCGGAGAGATGACCACCACTGCCGAGTCTGCAAACTACAAGATGGGCGACGCTTGGGACGCCGAGGCCATGATCTCGCCGAAGGGCCGCGTCATAGAGCAGACGGACGCACCACAGGGAAGCATAGCCTTCCGCACTATGGGCGTCGACGTTCAGCGCGGTCACTTCTGGGTGGTCGTTCGGCGCTGGGCTAAGACCGGGCATAGTCGGCTGCTGGCCTTTGCCCGCATCGAGACTTGGGACAACGTCGAGGCATACGCCAAACAGTGGGCGGTCCATCCGGCCATGGTCTTCGTTGACTCGGGTGACTCGACGACCGAGGTCTACCGCGAGTGCGCCAAGCGGAACTGGAAGACGGCCAAGGGGTCAGGCTCCGAAGACTTTGCGGTCACCGATCGGGACGGGAAGACGAGCCGCCGCTACTACTCCGAGAAGCAGGCCATCGTTGTCCCTGGCATCCCGCAGCGCGCGATACTCGTTTCGCATAGCAATTTGGCAGGCAAGGATCTCCTCCACGGGCTCCGGGCTAGAAAGTGCTGGAGCTATGCCCTAGACGCCGACCCCGAGTACGTCTCGCAGCTGAACTCGGAAGTACGCGTCAAAGACCGCCGCACGGGCAAGGCGCACTGGATACTTCCCCAGGGCAAGAAGGACAACCACGCCCTCGACTGCGAAATCCTCGCCCTCCTAGCCGCCGTCCGCTGGGGCATCGCCGGCAGGGAAACCACGGAAACCGACTTGCCTCAGAGCGGAACATGAGCACGCTATCTGCAAGGGTACGCCGGACGGTGTCGCAGGAAGGAAGAAGCCTGTGGCGTGGGCTGGTCGGCGTACCCCCCTCTTCGTTCCAATCTGGGCAATACTAAATGGCCTCTGGACTCTTCATCGGACTTACGGAGTGCGAACTCCTCGACATCAAAGCCAAGGCTGTTGCCATGATTACGGAGGGTAAGACGCTGATGTCCTACTCCGACTCTGGCTCCTCTGCGTCTAAGCAGTTCGCTATGCCCCCCAAGGAGATGCTCTCCGAGGCCATGTTCGCCCTAAGCCGCCTCGACCCTGCCACCTACGGACGTCGTACTACGGTCATCTCGACCTCCTGGTCTACGCGCCGCGACTAATCTATGGCCCCCCGCAAGACCAAAGTCCCCACTGTCAGCCTCCGCAAGCCCGTCCTCAAGGCCGCGGCTGTTGCGCCTGCGCTCAAGCCACAGGCCGCCATCATGGACAACCAGGGCAGCGGTTTCGGTGGCAGCTACTCCGGCTGGCAGAGCACGATGTTCTCGAACGCTCGCCGCGCTATCTTCGGTCAAGCACCGGGCGACCTACGCCAAGACCTGACGCCTTGGAACCGCATGGCGATGATCCGCAAGTGCCGATGGGCAGAGCGGAACAGTGGCCTTTTCAAACAGATTTTAAATGACATGGTGCTCTACTCCGTGGGCGACGGCATCAAGGCCCAGAGCCACGCGTCGACGCCGGAGATGCAGGAGATTTACGAGGCTTACTTCGCAGAGAAGGGCAAGCGCATCGACATCACAAACCGCTTCAGCTTCTACAACTGCCAAGCCATCCTTCTCCGCGGCATGATCCGTGACGGTGACTCGTTCGCTGCCAAGGTGCGTAACGCTACGGGAGAAGCGAAACTCCAGCTGATGGAAGCCCACCGCGTTGGTGACCCTCTCGACGAGAACGTGGTCATCCCGGGCATCCACGACGGCATCGTCTACGGACCTTACGGTGAATACACTGCGGTGAACGTCTACAAGTCTGACGGCTCGAACCGTCAAATCCTTGCCCAGTCCATGATGCACGTCGTCGACCATGAGTACGCAAGCGGATGCCGCGGTATCCCTCTCCTGCAATCCAGCATCAACTCCATTCAAGACGAGATGGAAATCCTAGCCCTTGAGAAGCAGGCCGTTAAGGACAACGGGGACGTAGTTCGCACCATCCAGAAGCAGGGCGGCGTCCTCGATCAGGACACGGCCAACGAACTCGGCGCACTGAACACACCCTCTTACACCTCTATCGCCAACACTATGGGCGGCAAGTTACTGGTGCTTGACCAGGGCGAGTCCCTGAACTCCTTCCAGAGCAACCGCCCCAACAGCACCTTCACCGGCTTCCTCGCGGCGCTTGAACGCGACATCGCTCAGGGCGTCCTGCCTTACGAGTTCGTCGGCGACTCATCCAAGCTAGGCGGCGCCACTGTTCGGCTCGTTACCGCCAAGGCCGCCCGGGTATTCTCAAAATACTCTCAGGTTATGATTGAGCAATTCTGCGTTCCAACTTGGGGCTACATAATCGGCGAAGGTATCGCAAACGGCGACCTGCCTGATGACCCGGACTGGGCTCGCGTATCGTGGACGACCCCGAAGTCTGTCACCGTCGACGCAGGTCGCGACGCCGCCAACGATCGTAACGATGTCGAGATGGGCCTGCTGTCCATGTCTGAACTCTACGCCCAGCGTGGCCTAGACTTCCGCACCGAGATGGACAAGCGCGCCAACGACATGGCCTTCATTATCGAGAAAGCCAAGGCGACCAAAATTCCTGTCTGGATGCTCTACAAGCCCGACTTCAACTGGCTCCAGCAGGGTCAGAACAATTCTCAAATCCCTGACACGACGGCTGAGAACCTTGACCTGCCTCCGCCCCCTGTCGACCCTACCCAACCCTAACTTTATGCGCTTCCTTACTAACGGACTTTCTGGCAGAGAGCCACTTTTAATTGACCCGGCTAAGGCCAAGGACCACGCTGTCCTGGCTGAGAAGTTCGGATTTACCGATATGCTGGCGCAACTCTTTGGCGTCGCCCCTAAGCCCTACGTCACCGCTGACGGTGTCGGCGTCGTGCCTGTGTACGGTGTGCTAGGTAAGGGTCTAAGCCCTGTCGAGAAGATGGTAGGCGCCGTGGATGTCGACGACCTCTCGGCTGCCATCGACGCGTTCGCGATGAACCCAGACGTGACGCGTATCGCCCTGCAATTCTCCTCCCCTGGTGGCACGGTCACCGGCATCGAGGAACTCGCCAACAAGGTCCGCAACCTTGAGAAGCCGACGATGGCCTACACTGACACCGAGATGGCAAGCGCTGCCTACTGGGTCGCCTCCGCCGCTGATCGGGTGATGTCTTCAAAGTCTGCCACGGTCGGCAGCATCGGCGTCTACCTCGCTGTCCCTGACTATTCTGAAGCCGCCAAGATGGCTGGGATTAAAATGGTCGTCATCAAGTCCGGCAAGTACAAGGGCGCTGGCATCGAAGGCACGACCCTCGACGAAGGCCAGATGATGAACCTCCAAGAGAGCGTGGACGAAATCCACTCCGAGTTTAAAGCCGCTGTCCTGATTAAGCGCAAGATGGTCAAGGCCGAAGCTATGGAAGGCCAAGTCTTCTCCGGCAAGCAGGCCGCCGCCCAGGGCTTAGTGACCGGGCTGGCTGACTCCTTCTCCGAAGCCCTGCGGTCTTTCTGATGGCTATCGACGTTCCTGACTACGTCTCCACCGCCGCCGAGCGTGGCCTTGAATGGCACGCCGAAGGCAAGTCAGGCGACGGCGTCACCGATCAGACCTTA